ATTCATCATCCAAGTCTTGACTTAAATTTGTTTGAACATCATTTGTATAGTTCTTTGTTGCTCTTGGTTCTACTGTGTAAGTAAGATCTCTAGTTGGGGTAGAGTTTGCATCTCCAGCAATATAACCAATAGATACCTTTTTGATAATGTCTTTGGAAACATCTGCAACAGGACCAAACAGATAAGTCTTGGCAGTAAATCTTAATGTGTATATTAATGCTCTCCTTGTTTCAAAGTTTCCTTCATAATCATCATTCATTGTAATATTTTCTAAGACAATAGGAATATCTCTTTTTTCTCCAATGACATTTACTAAATCAACTGACAATGTATAGGCAGGTTGGAAGTATGGTAAAATTTGCTCTACAATTTGAAGCATGTCATCATTTAATTTTGTAAATATTGATAACTCGAATGCCATGTTATATGGAACAGGCATATAAATTTTTCTTACTTTAGTTTTATCACTTTCTAATCCACTTAAAAATGTTTGCGTAGTCGTCACTTTTCTTGTTGCATCATAAGTTAATCCCACAAATTCAAATGACATTCTGGGCAATGAAATTTGAACTGGTTTGTTCAAATTAGGAACTTGCTCAAGTCTAGCCAAAAACTTTTGAGTTGGTCCATATGCAAGAGGAACTTTGATAACACTTTTTATAGTATCAGAGTCGTCTGTATGTTTAACTGATATTTCATTAAACAAAGAACCAAATCCAATAACAGTTCTTCTCAAAATTTCGTGATAAAAATATTCAAACATGTTAGGATACGCTTATAGTTACTATTTAACCAATACAATATTTATGGTATGCCAAAAGGATTTGTTTCACTAAAGTCTAAAATATCGTCTGCTTCAGATTCAATAATGTCATTTTGTGCGTATGAATCAACTAAATTGTATTCCTGATATGTTCTGAGTTTATAAACAGCAGCAGACTCCGATCCAGTAATCAAATCTCCATCGACAAATTTTCCATCTATCTTGTAAACATCTAACTTACCAGTGACAACATTCCAAGTTTTAACAAGTGCTGTTGTTCCACTAATGTTTCCAGTGACTGTTTCGTTTGCAAGATATGTTCCAACTCCAACCATGTATGGAGATCCAATTGTGATTGTTGGAGCAACAGTATATCCAGAACCTGCATTCGTAATTGTAATTTGAGTTACAATGCCAACACTATTAATTTTTGCTTTTGCTGCGGCGTTGATTCCACCAAATGGTGCTGTACTGATGGATACAATTGGTGCTGTCGCATATCCACCACCAGAATTTGTAATTGAGACAACTCCAACAACTCCATTTGCAATTACTGTTGTTGCAGCTGCGCCAGATCCGCCACCACCAATGAACACAACAGATGGTGCAACAGTGTATCCAAATCCAGGATTTGTAAGTTCAACTCCTTGAACTTTAAGTGCGGTTGTTCCATTGCAATCGATTAATCCGCCAATCATCGTTGCAATACCAGTGGCAGTTCTTCCACCACTTGGAGCTGATGATATTGCAACTATTGGAGTAGATGTGTATCCACTTCCTCTGTTTGTAACAGATATGAGTCTAATGCCACCATTTACAATTCCAGTAATTGCTGTTGCGGTAGTTCCAACTCCAACCAGATTAAGAGTTTGTATATAACCATCAGTCTCGACATTATCATCAATCTCATCAATACCAGTATCAATAACCTCATCTTCATATCTAAAGAGTTCACATTTCAATTCATAAACGTATGTTTTTTGAAGTTGATAAAATGGTTGTTCGTGCTCGACAAATTTAATTTCAAATAAACGATCTCCAAGAGGAAAATAAATTAAATCTCCTTCTTTTGGTCTTGTTGATAATTCAATATCTGGTAAATTTTGTATTAGTGGTGTAATATAATTTTCGAATCTTTCTTTAGAAATTGTAATTGTTAAATCAGTAAGTGGTTGAATACCAAATTTTGATAATATTGTTCCTTGTCCTTCATATCCATCATATGTATTTACATAAGCTTCTAATGGATATCCATGATCAAACTTAGATTCAATGACTTCCTTAAGAACAGTTTTACTTGTAACATACTTTCTTGGAAGATAATGAACATCAACTCCATACATGCGAAGTTGTTCATTGATCAGATCCTGAATCAACCCTTGTTCTGCTTTTGAACCTTGAAGAAAAAATGGATTAAGCATATTATCCGATCATGTCCAATGGTGGTAACTCATAAGTATTGGACATTCTTTCCATAATAATATCAAGTTCTTTTTGAGCATCATCGTACATTTGTCTTCCGTTTAACTCCACGCCACCAGGAAGTTTAACACCAGTAAATTTCATCATATTTTGACCCCACTGACGTTTGATCAATGCAGTCAAGTATGGCTTAAGGAATGAATCATTCCAAACTCTTGAATAGTCATTTGGATCCAGTGTTCTAAAGCAATCAATGATAATATAGTTTCCTACAGCCGCACTTCCCCAATCAATATCCAAATATAATCTATCTTGTCTCTTATTAAATCTAATTTGTTTTTCTGTAGTCAAAAGAAAATCAATATCTTCAAGATATGTCTTAACCATCGCATACGTTAACAGTTCAGTTGATCCCCAATAGTAAATATCATTTAAGAATAACTGATATTTGACGCTGAACATGTTATGGGTAATACTATTTGTCCCATCAAACTTGTAGATTTTATTAACTCCAATCACCGATGGCGGAACTGGCAAATAGTTACCATTTTCTTCAAATTTAAATGAAGTAGTAAGTCCAACAGTTTCATTGACTGTTGTTGTAGTTATACCAACGCCACCTGCAGATCCTCCTCTTGCTCTTCCCCTATTAATATCATCTTGAGTGATCTGATACTTCATGTAGGTTTGATAGACACCATCAAAGTGTCTTTCTTGGAAATACTGAACCGCATCATCAACAAGATCTTCAATTTGCTCATCAGCAACGTTAATTTCTAAAACTGGATAACCCAGTTTTCTTTTGCAATAATCAATCAGTTCTTGTCTTGTGCTGGGTTGGGCCATTTGAGTTCAGATAAAACTTCTGCTTGCTTAAGATATAATTTTAAAAACGATTTAGCGAGATTTTTTAATTCATCAATATCGCTTATACTATCTATATCACGAGCAACCCTTTCATATTCAAAAGATTTATTTAAATTTGTAAGTTTAATACTATTTGGATCCATAAGTCAATGCCCTCAGAAGATTTTTAATTTCATTCAAATCATTTTTCATTTCATTCATATCATTTTCAAGAGATTCCATTCTTTCTCTTTCTACATCTTTAATTTTTTTGAGTGATTTGTAATTTTCATATTCACTCATATTTGTATTCACAATTGCATTAGTGTTAATATCGCGTATGAGATTACTATGTCCTTCAACTTTATAATGATGGGAATTCATAATTTTATGCTAAAGCAATCACTCTAAGATCTTTTACTCTTGGTGGATTGGCCATATTTGTAGAAGATCCAATTAACTTAATACTAAAATATCTAAAATCTGGAAGATTATTTCTGGTGAACTCATAATCTACAAAATCTAAATCTTCAGATAAGAAGTTATAGTTATCAGATTTAACAATTAATTTGTCCGATGATCCATCACTTGCAGATACGTTGATAACTTCACCAATTCCATTTAAATTAATATATCCTGGGAAAGGATAATAAACTGGAGTTTCATTTGGATCTTTCATAATTGCATAAAACGCTCTTAAATCACTATCTCTGTTTACATATGCTGCAGCAACCAGTTTAATTGACGAAGCGGGGACCTCAAGTGCAATTGAATTTGTAGCATAAACGAATGCTGATGGATCTTCAATTAAACTAGAAGTTCTAGAATCAGTTGCATAATTTGAAATTGCATTATTGATTCTATTACTTGCAAAAATCATGTTTACTCTGTCAAGATCAATTACTGGAGAAATATTGGAATTGTTTGTAGATAGATTTAAATTTAAAGTAAATGATTTATTGCCAGGTAAAGATCCAAGGTTTGTTGTTTCGTTTACATGCGATGCAACAATTCTAGGTGAAGATAGATAATTATTTTGATCCAATGCAATCTGTTCAAATCCTTTATTTGCAAATGATGTCTCAGTTCCATCAACACTTGTTCCACTAACAGTTTTTACACTTGCAGAAATTGAAGTTCCTGTCAGAGTTAATGTTTGAAGATTTGGCCTTACAATTTCAAAAGGAATATTTTGTGTAGCATAGATGTTTGAACCACCAGTAGATTTTGTTTCTTTGATATACAAGAGTGGGAAACTGGTTCCAACACTTCGATCAATTCCAGAAGTGCTAGGATCAATCTTAATGTAATAATAATCAAGATCCTTAGATCTGACTGTAGTAAATCCAACATCATCTAATGAATGTGTCTTGTTGATTCTTCTTAAAGAAATCCCATCCAGTTCATATTTAAATACTGGAGTTCCAAAGGTATAAGAGAATTTTGGTGTTTGGTCAATCTGTCTTGTAATTCCGGTTAAAGTATTGCCGCTTACTCCTTCATAAGAAATAATTTCATTTTCAATCTTAATGTATCCTGGATTTGTTGAACTTACGCTTACATTTTCAAAGGTGTTAAAAGTACTCAATGAAGTGGATGGATCAACAATCATATCAGAAAGAGTAATAACTCCACTATCCTGATTTGAATATGCTACAGAAAGTTTGGTCGAAGTAATATCAGAATATGCATCAGTAATTGTAACTGAATTATTTGAAGAATACATTCCATGATTCTTATGATTAACCTTGATGAATAATCCTTCGGTTTCTTCAGAGATAACTCCAACAGACGAAACTTTTACATCTCCTCCAGTTACGTTTAGATCAGTGGTTCCAACTCCAGTTCCAATAAACGCGATTGTACTTCCAGCTCCAGTGGTAAATGTTCCTTGAACATTGTCAAGGATTAATTGATTAACACCAGCAATTTGCTGTACAGAAAGTTGTAAATTTTTTCCAATAGTGCTTCCATTAAAGTTGGTAATTGTCAATACATCACCAACACTATATCCAGAACCACCAGCATTTATTGTTGCTCCAACAGCAACACCACCAGTGATGGTAATATTTGCCGTCGCATTAATTCCAGACCCAGTAACATTTGTTAGTGCAAGGTTGGTAAATGCTCCGTTTGAATATCCAATGCCAGTATTAATGAGATTTAGTGTTCCTGTTGCAGATCCAGCAGCTCCAACATATTTTCCAGTTGCATTTGAATTTCTTTGAATGATTGTATTACCTAAAGCTAAATTTACATCAGTTACAGTTGTTCCAAGTCCAACTGCAATTTT